TTTCCGCCGCTACCATTTCGTGAAGAATCTTATTTCCAACTGACGGTTCAAACAATACGTTACTTACCCAACCCGTCTTCAAAGAATCCAGACCGCCATAATAATCAGACAATCTATTCTTAAATTCTCCCCAAAGTCCGGCAGGCAATCTGTAATTTCCATCCACAGCACTCACACCGGCAGAAGTCAGCATCCCACCCAACCAGGTGCTTTCTTCGAGAATCAGTGTATTGGCTCCCATACGAGCAGACTGGATGCCGGATGTTACACCACTGGCACCTCCACCTATAATAAGTACATCTACCTTATCTTCCTCTGAGTGCATACAAGAAGAGTATGATACTACCAGAAACAGCCCACAGAGTATTTGGAATAAGTTTTTCATCATAATACGATTTGGTTACGGTACATCTTAATTAATATCACGGTACAAATATAGCTATATTTATTAAATAAACAATAGATAATAAAATATTTTATTAATAAAATCGTTATTCCTCGCATTATTAATTAATAGAAGGGGGAATTACCTCACAAATCGTCTTATTTCATTTATTATATCCACAATCGTCCATAGCTACATTATCCTATATATAAATCCATTACATAGTATATAGGGAATATAACATTCAAGATATTCTAATTTTCAAGGTCTCAAAACCACGTATTAATAAAAAAATTAATTATCTTTGTGTGAATTACCAAATATACATAGTTATGAACCAACAATTCTTGAAAGAAATAGAAAAAGGCTCTAAAAGTGCTCTTGTCAAAAAGAGGATTATTACACATTATATATATAATGGAAGTTCTACAATTCCCGATCTTTCAAAAGAGCTGGATTTAAGTGTACCGACTGTCACCAAATTTATCGGTGAAATGTGTGATGACGGATATATTAATGATTATGGCAAATTGGAAACTAGTGGCGGACGCCATCCCAACCTCTATGGGCTTAATCCGGAATCCGGTTACTTTTTGGGTGTAGACATCAAAAGATTCGCCGTCAATATCGGACTGATAAATTTCAAAGGCGATATGGTAGAATTGAAAATGAATATACCTTATAAGTTTGAGAACTCAATCGAAGGGATGAATGAGTTATGCAAGCATATTCTCAATTTTATAAAGAAACTCACTATTAATAAAGAGAAGATCTTAAATATTAATGTAAATGTGTCGGGGCGTGTAAATCCTGAATCAGGGTATAGCTTCAGCCAATTCAATTTTGAGGAAAGGCCGTTGGCGGATGTATTATCCGAAAAATTGGGATATAAAGTAACCATTGATAATGACACGCGTGCCATGACTTATGGCGAATATATGCAAGGCTGCGTAAAAGGAGAAAAGGATATCATTTTTGTAAATGTAAGCTGGGGAGTAGGTATCGGAATTATTATTGATGGTAAGATTTATACCGGGAAATCCGGATTCTCCGGTGAATTTGGACACATGAGTGCTTATGATAATGAGATAATCTGCCATTGCGGGAAAAAAGGTTGTTTGGAGACGGAAGCTTCCGGATCGGCACTTCATCGTATCTTATTAGAGCGTATTCAAAGTGGGGAAAGTTCCATTCTATCTACACGAATCGCCACAGAGGAAAATCCGATCACTCTTGATGAGATCATTGCCGCTGTGAATAAAGAAGACCTGCTTTGCATTGAAATTGTAGAAGAAATCGGACAGAAACTAGGCAAACAGATTGCCGGGCTAATCAATATCTTCAACCCGGAACTGGTCATTATAGGTGGAACTTTATCTTTAACCGGCGATTATATCACCCAACCCATAAAAACAGCCGTACGCAAGTACTCTCTAAATCTGGTTAATAAAGATTCAGCCATCATCACATCTAAGCTGAAAGACAAAGCCGGCATCGTTGGCGCTTGTATGCTCGCACGCAGCAGAATGTTTGAAAGCTAGTTTTATCTTCTACGCTGGGAGAAGAAGTTATCTATAAAGCGAACGATATAGACTACAGCTACTCCGGCGACAACTAAAACAATGATACGACTCAACATAGATTACATTTTTATATTTCACATCTATTACATACACAGGATTTTCCTTTTTAAGAACAGGAAATCCTGTAAAAATTAGAACGCTGATTATTAAATAATAATCAGCGTTCTAATTTGAGAGCCGCTAGCCAGACTTGAACTGGCGACCTACGCGTTACGAATGTTTCTCCAAAATATAGGTTAAAACACTGATTATTATTTGATTACTAAGCGTCTATTTATCATCGGAGATAAGTTTTTGCACTTTTTATTTGCCTCCCCCTTTCCATTTCGGATCAAATACAGGTTCCTTTCCCAACACTATCCAAGTAACAGAAATACCGTAATCATCATGTATATAAGCAATCCATTCTGGCTTTAAAACACTTCTATCTGGATAAAATTTAACCTGATTTATATTCCAACGATTTATATCATGATTTCTCGTAAAAGTTTGCAATCCTCTAATTTTTTTTTGCTCCTTTAGCATTGCCAGTGCTGCAAAAAAACGTTTGCTTATGGCCACCCCTTCTTCCGATATTTTCATTCCTTATTTATATTTTGGTTCTTTATGTCGTTTGTTGAAATATCCGACCCACTTACATGAGCACATCTTACATCCATCCCCTGCAGGGCAAGAAATTTTCTATTTTGCTCCTGCATGGATTCAATCGTCCTTTGTTGTGACAAAACGGTTTCTGTCAACCTCGAAATTTGCTCAAATACCTCGCGACTCATAGAAACCGAATCATTTTGCGATTCTATCCTTTGATCCACAAGCTCTTCTAAAATCTGTTCTTTCAATCTCTCCCTGTTATTCCTCGACATTCCCCCACCTATTATTCCGGCAACAGTATCCCCTTTTATAAACATAGATACATCATCCCCCTGCAACCACCCTGGAGTCAAGTGAAATTTAGATTCTAAAACAGTCCGATTTCTATCAGTTAATGATACTTTACCCGTTTCTATACTAGAATAAGCATTTTGCTTTATTCCCAGTATTTCCGCCATCTGAAGTTGAGTATAGCTCAACTTCGTTCTAAGCTCCTTTATACGATTCATGGATGTAATAAATGTTAATATAAACTATTCAATAGTAGTTTATATCATTAAATGATTATATTTGCAACAACATTAATATATAACACTGCAAAGATAATGAAAGCTGAATTAAAAACAAGCATTTTGCCAAATGAAGGTCAAAGAATGACCCTAAAAGGCTATTATAAGAGCTTACCAGACTCAACTCACCCCAAAACAGAGTTCATCAATGAGATCACTAAAAGAACAGGAGTATCATTTACTGCTGCAAGAAATTGGGTTATATATGGCATGAAACCTAATAATCCAGAACATATCTCGATACTATCTGAAATAACAGGAATTCCACGTAACAATTTATGGTCTGAATAAAAAACTATTGAGCAATGAAAGATTTAGAGTTCTACATATTTGAAGATGAACTTTGGTGTCTATTCCCTGATGGAAGCAACCAACCTGTGACCGATAAAGACATAGGACTAATAAAAAGTATATTGGATCGTATACGCGAATGTTACCCAGATGCATATAAGGCGCTGATGGAATGTTACCAAAAAAGCGCACAGAATATTCCATATTTTCAATATCTCATGGTAAGGCGTTTTTGTAAATGCAATTTTGGAGAATTAGATAATACCAGTCGAGATATTGATAAAAAGGGAGGATTCAACTTTGAACGTGTAAAATGTCCTATGCGCGGAGAATGCAAGTATGAAGGTATTATCTGTTGCCCCCAATTTTACAGCCGTATATCAGATGCAGAAATGAGAGTAATGCAAATGGTATACCAAGGAGCTAATAACGAAGAGATAGCAGACAAACTTTACCTCTCTCCTCATACAGTAAAGAATCATATCAAATCTGTATATATCAAACTAGGTATTCATGAGAAATCAGAATTTATTCAATACGCGCACAAGAACAACCTTTTTAAAGATTAGATAATATGATTAACGAGGAAGTTTTGAAAATTGTACTAAATGACAAAACCTTCGGGCAACGGGAAGCAGCCGATATAGTCGGTGGAAGAGGTAGGTTATTCCGACTGGTAGACTCTGGCGATATTCGTGCTGAAAAAAAACCTACTAACCGACAAAATGGTAGATGGTATTGCAATGCCTATGATGTAATAAAAAACGCAACCTTAAAATAACTGATAATCAAATAGTTATATCAAGTTAAAGACAAATATTTTACAAGTCAAATATTTGCTTTAAAGTAAAAAATAAAGTAGTTTTACATCGTAATTAAAAGATAATCAATCAGTTATGAAAAAAGATGTAGTTTTAACACTTTGGGTTCTATCATTTATAGCGATGGTAATACTGGTGGAAAATCCATATAAGATTTCGTTTTGGATTTCATTTGGGATTTTCGGATATCTCTCGGTGTATATTGAAAAACACAATAAAAGATTCGAGCATGAAGATGAGTAAATCTCCGTATATAATTCAAGAAATTATCCTGATAACATATAGTGGAAGAAAACTTCCTCTTACAATTATAGATAAGAGAATTATAGACACTCCGATCAGATTAACGAAAGACAAAATACTCAATGCTTTCTCTTCTATGAAAGACAAACCGATAGATGTAAAACTAAAAGTAAAGTACATATAAAGCGTACATAAGAGCAATGAAAACAAAAGAAGAATTACTAGCAATGAGTCATGAAGACTTAGCTTCACTTACATATAAAATTATGTATGAACAATGTCTTCTTGAAAACAAGGAAAAAGAAAACAGAAGATTAAGAGAAATACTTGACGCTATCGGTATCACGTATGAAACTTTCAAATCAGAATTCCATGAATGATGAATTACAGCAATTAGAAGCCGAGTTAAAAAAGGTGGAATCTATCAACCTTGAATATCTTCCTGAATATGGATATTCACCGAAAGCAGAAATAATCCAGCTTATCAAGGAAGACATATCCGATGTCAAAAAAGAAATCAACAAGAGATTAAAATTGCACGCTTCTGGTATTTCATCAGGATATACAGAAAAAAGCTTAGAAGAAGAGAGAACTAGCCTTTGCTTAATGCAAGGGCTGGCGAGATATTGTTAAACTTTAAAATATTTGAGCAATGGAAGAAAACAAATTAACAAAACAGGAAAATGATGCATTGGCAATATTTGGTAAAGGCAAAACCATTTATCAAGTTGCGGGTAACGACGTGGCATTATCATTTGATATTGTACGTAACTATTTGACTAAAGGCAACGGACAGGTATCCGATCAAGATATTGTTCAGTTCATTAGTATTTGTAAATTCAACCAGCTTAATCCATTCTTAAACGAAGCATTTCTAGTTAAGTTCGGACAACAACCAGCACAGATGATTGTCAGCAAAGAAGCATTTTTCAAACGTGCTGATGCCAGTGAACAATACGAAGGCTTCAAGGCGGGTATCATTATTATCAGAGACAATCAGATTGTAGAAGTAGAAGGCTGTTTCTATAATGAAAAAACAGATGTACTTGTAGGAGGATGGTGCGAAGTTTACCGGTCTGACCGCAAATTTCCGATTGTAGCAAAAGTCAACCTTTCCGAATACGACAAAAAGCAATCTATATGGAATGAAAAAAAATCCACCATGATTTCCAAGATTGCCAAAGTTCAGGCATTACGCGAAGCTTTCCCAGCTCAACTGGGCGCAATGTACACACAGGAAGAGCAAGAAGTTAAGTTTGCCGAATATGAGGATGTCACAGATAAAGAATCTAAAGCTAATAAACTTGCCGAAATTGCTCTTAAAAATGCAGGAGTAGAAGAACAACCTAAACCGGATCAACCTGTAAATCAACCTCAAAATAACACGAATGACAAACCGGTTCAAAAAACATTATTATAATGGAAGCCCAACATACAATTGAATGGTACAGAAAACGATTAGGCTGTATCACAGGAAGTGAATGCGGAGTATTAATGAAGAGTGGTCGTAATGACCGCTTTTCAGATGCCGCCAAAACTTATATTTATCAAATTGCAGGTGAAAGATTTATGGATCCCGATATTATAAATGATGATTATACATTCGGGATATACTTGCAACAAGTAAATGTAAACTCCAAAGCAATGCAGTGGGGTAATGAGCAAGAGGAATATGCTCGTAATCTTTATGCTAAAAAAACAGGCTTGCATATTATAGAAGTCGGTTCATGCAAACATCCTACTATTCCTAATTTCGCGAGTAGTCCTGATGGTTTCTTTTATGATGAAGATAGCCAAATCAAATTATGTTTGGAAATCAAATGCCTTGACCAAAGCAAATTTATGAGATACAAATCCGATGTTCATGACAATGACTCATTGTTAGAAATGAATCCTAAATACTTCTACCAATGCTGTGCTCACATGATGTGCACTGGAGCACAAAGAACTGATTTTGTCGTTTATAATCCTTTTCAAATAGATCCTATTCATATTGTACACATATTACCTGATGAAAAAGTCTTCGCTGAAATGGAGAAACGCATTCGTATGGCAGACGATATTATTAACCAAATAGCTGATATTGAGTAATATGAAAACATTTGCTGATATATATAGGAACAAGATTTCATCTTATATTAAGTGTGATTTAATTAAGGAGAAAAATAATATTCAACAGGATATATGTAAAATTTATGAACGTTTGGAGGTCGTTTCCAATGAAAAGAAAATTCATGATTTAAAAGTTGCTATATCTAGGAATAAAATAAAGATTAGAGAAATAAATAAACTATTAGTAGAAACAGAGCAATGGAAACACAATTAGCAATTCAAGAAAGCGACCTAGAACTGGTCGTGAGTGAAAAGACGTTAGGTAGCCTTACTACCAATGCAAAGCAAATCCGAGATATTGTAATGGCAAATTTGCCGAAGTATGATATATCCAACTACACGGATGACAATATCGATCAGGCAAAGAGAGATAAAGCCTCTCTCAACAAAGCTGCAAAAGCTCTCAACTCCAAACGCCTTGAAATAGAGAAGGAGTTTATGAAACCTTTTGGAGAATTCAAGGAGGTAGTAAACGAAACAGTGAAGCTCATTGGTGAATGCTCCGCTAAGATTGATACTGTAGTCAAGCAGAATGAGCAGCAATACAAAGACAGGAAGAAAGCCGCTATCAAAACTTACTTTAAAGGATTGAATGTTAACCTTGTGGATTTTAACAAGGTGTTCAAACTGGAATGGCTAAACAAGACTGCAAGCATGAAGTCTGTTTGTTCGGATATTGATGCCATATTTGCTAAGGTTGAAAACGAGCTATCTACGCTGAAAGGTTTTGGCGAAGACTATGATGTTCTCCGCACTTATTATATGGACACGCTTAATATCGCTTCTACTATTCAATACGCAAACCGCCTGAAAGAACAACGCGAACGAGCTAAGGCAGCAGAAGAAGCTAAGATTAGAGCGGAACAAGAAAAGCAACAAGCGGAAGAAGCTCGTAAAGCTGTTGAAGCAGAACAAGCCAAAACACGTCCGGTCAATCCGTTTGCGATGGCAAATCAAAAAGCTGACGAACAAGTACCTTTTAGTCAATCCAGGACACAACAACCTGAATTATTGACGAGAGCGTTCAAAGTTACTACTACCCGTGAGAACATCATTGCTCTTGGTGATTTTATGAATGAAAAAGGTATTGATTTTGATAAAATAGATTTGCCATGAGTGAAACAGGAAAAGAATACGGACAATTTGTAAAACAGCGAAGAGAAGAACGTTATAGTCAATTTGTAAACACAATCCTTCCCGCTATCAAATCTTTAGGATATGACGTTATTCAACGAAATGATTTTGGATTCGAATTCATTGTTTCTAAAAAAGGATTTGGATGGGTTATATTCTATCCCAAAGGTGATAAGTTATTATTGTGTAAACAGAATAGATGGCTATATGGTGGTTTCTCTTGGATTCGCAAACATATACTTAAAAACAATGGAAATATGCAAAACAGATGTGCAGACCATTATTCGGCTCCTTGATAAGAGTGCTGAATTAATTGATAAATATTGTAAGAAACCTTGCGAGTTTGATAAAGCAAGACAATGCAGGAAAATTAGTAAGAAACTTAAAAATAAAATTGACAATGAAAACTTTGCAAATCAGTGAACAAAAAGCTAGAGAACTCTACAAAAGTGGTTCCAGCGAGTTAAAATCTATTTTGGAAGAGTCTTTTGGAAAAGATTTTTTCTCTCAAAAGATAACAGATAGAGTTAAAACCTATGAAGATGCATGTCACGAATTAAGTACCAGTCCTCTTGATGAAAATAAGTTGATGGAACTCGGTCTTACTAAACATGATATTGCTTATCAAAAGTTGACAACAATTGTCAAGGCCCTTAACGAAGGTTGGGTACCGGATGTATGTGATGGTAGGGTTTATAGATGGTGCCCATGGTTCAATACTAATGGTTCTCCTTCCTCTTTCGCTTTCTACGCTTCGAGTTACGCTAATGCTATTGCGCATGCGGGTAGCGGGTCTCGCCTTTGTTTGAAAAATGAAAAATTGTCAGAATACTGTGGTAAACAATTCATTGACCTTTGGAAACAGTTCATTCTTTAATTTAATATTTATTATCATGAAAAAAGAAAAATAGAAATGAAAGATCTAATTGATTATTTAAACCAATCTGGACTAACAGACTTAGTACGTATCTATATGGTTGTTGGTGGACTATTATTTATTGCTGTACTCGCTATATCCATTTGGATCATTGTTAAGATCTCGAAAAGGATGTTCAATGACAGAGATGACGCAATATTAGATTTTTATCGTAGACGTAAAAAACGGGAAAAAGAATTTGATTAGTAAAATTGTAAAAAAAGAAAGTTAATTATGAGTGAAATGAAAAGACATATTGGCAAAATTAAGAAAGTCGATTTGAATAATTATACTGTCGAAGGGTGGTGTGAACAGAAATGCAAGACTCTTAAAATAGAGTTAGGGGCATATTATAAGACTTATAAAGAAGCATTGTTAAATGATCCCTATCCAGCTATTGTGATTGAGGTCAACGATGTTCTTTGGGAAGTCATTGAGGACAAGGAAGAAGAGGATACACAGGACATTTCAATCCTTACTCCTAACAATGACGGGACGTACAGCTACATTATGCAATTCTACAATGGTGGAACATGCTTAAATGAAATGCTTGAAGATAGTATCAAAAATTTAAAGGAGGATTAATTATGGCAATGCATACATGGTTTGAATGTAAAATCCGTTATGAAAAAGTAATGGAAAACGGAATGCAGAAGAAAGTGACGGAACCTTATTTGGTAGACGCACTTAGTTTTACAGAAGCAGAGGCACGAATCATCGAGGAGATGACTCCGTTTATCTCTGGGGAATTCACAGTTTCTGACATCAAACGAGCTAACTATAGTGAACTTTTCCCCAGTGACGAGGAAAGTGCCGACCGCTGGTTCAAATGCAAACTTATTTTCATCACTCTGGATGAAAAAAGCGGTGCTGAAAAAAAGACTT